TTTTTAATTCTCCCCCGTAGGGGAACGATGCACAACAAAGCACCGTGTAGTGCCCAGTATTTAGCTGGGTTTCGGATAGATCAGGTGTGAGAATTCGTCGGGGGCAAACATGCTCATCAGTTCAGCGCGATTAACAAGTGAAATAAAGGTTCCCTCAGAATAGCCCATCTTCTTTGTTCGCTTATTGAGCTCGGGATCCGCCCAAAGTTCGTCCAATTTCATTATCTCATTCCACTCATCGTTGGGCTTGCCTTGCTGCTTGAAGAGCTCTGAAATAAGGTGGTTGAGAAACCTCCACGCTGCAGGATTGGTGCCAGCAGAGTCTATAAGCAAACCAATCCACTTGCTAACGTGGACAACGTAATGGTCGGGTCTGTTGACAAATGTTATGCATTTGGAGTAATAATCCAGAGTGTCTCTGAACGGAAGAGAGAAATGCTTTCCTCCTGGGGCGGGGCAATTAAGGAAATATCGCTTGAGGTAATTGACTCCCGGGGTTCCAACGATAACTGAGTCATAGCATACCCCGTTAAAACGTTTATCGCACACGGTGGTAAAGAACTGACCAGGACCGTGTACGAAAGTATCCTCGTGCTTGATACGCATGCCCCAGCGATCGTGGAAATGCTTCTCAATCTCACCAAACTCAAATAAAACCATGCCATTGGGGTGGGAGATTCGCTGAACGATTCTCTGCAGAACGGGCCAAGGCATACTCATGAGTATATTATCTCCATAGATTTTGCACTTCTTAGGATGGGCGAGAAAGGATTCGAGGTGCGGCGAGTCCTCTTTGCGTAGAAGGTCCTCAATATGATAGTTCAAGCACCTGCAAACAAGGTCGACATACATCGAATCACCCCAAGATGTCCCATAAAGGCCGGAAAACATGACGCCAATAACCCACCTGTAATCGCGGCCCGTCCACTTAACGAGCGTGGACGCGATATCATCGGCTGAATTGGTCATGAAAGCCTTCATTATATTGTAAGTACCTTCATCAGCGGACGGATCGACCATGCCCATAGGGAGCGCAAAGAGAAGAGTCAGTATAGGGGCCATGAGTGACTGGTCAAGTTTTGAAACGTCAGTGGAAAACCAACCCGTGTCGGGGTCCCATGCAAGGAGATCTTCTGCTACTTTAGTCGCTCCGCCTCCCATCCAAGAATGTCCTATACCAATGTTGCCCTGTCCGTAGAACTGAGGGAAGAGTTTTCCATAAAGAATTTTGTCGACAAGCAACCTAATCATGGACAAAATAAAGAAAACTCGCACTTTGGCAGGATCAGCGTCTAGATCACGAACCTCCGGCTTCGCTGCAATCTTGGCCGCGAGAGTGGGGAACCACTTTCGGTCATAGATTCTACCACGTAAGCCCATGGCGACCCTCCGGGATATCTTGTCGATCTCGTAGGAGGCATACATAAAGGAGTCAGCTTGCTTGGCGGTGTTCGTAAGCTCAAATATCTCGTCGGCCATCTTATCGTAACGAGTATCAACGTTGAAATAACCAGCGGACTTAGAGCCGTCGAATTTTTGGGCGAGACAATTCATCTCGTCTATGGCCACAGGGTCAAGATCGACGTTCTTGGCAGCCGCAAACCCCTCAATGAGTGCAGAAGCAATGTAAGATGGTTCCTCGGCTGGGTGCATTTTGTTGAGCTGCATATTAAGGAGGGCTTTCTTTATGCCACCATATCCCGAGGCAGAAACAAAGGAATTGACGGCAAAATGATGGGGACTCCTCCTATGATATCGCTCCATATGCTTGGACATGCACTCCGCATCGTGGTGGCGGGTATCATTTCCGCTATCAGAAGCGAGAACCGGACAGTAGCAGAAACCCAGGTCAGGGGGGAAGGCAAAAGGATACTTCTTCTCCCAGGACCCG